TAGTATATCACGCTTTGCCTGTCCTTTCTTCTCATACCTAGTTAAGTATTTGATTGCATTAGATCTACAGAATGACTTTACATCTCCAACAGATTCAATGATATCAAGTGTTTGAACATTATCTCCTTGATCAGATGTATAATGTCCTTCATATGTTGTATTAACATATTCTTTAAGATCCTTTAGACTCTTATCCTCCTGATACTTTAAGGTGTCTTTTGGTGCACCATCATCAATAATTACTCTTTCTCTTGTGCTTGGATCTCTTCCACTTACATATCTGTAAACAGTTTTACCTTTATCAGGGGATTCATAAATCCACTTTGTTCTTTCTTCCCAATTTCCTGTCACTTTAAATGCCCTCTCTCTGTCCTCTGGATCAGTGAATGGGTTTTTTCTGTCAGGATCATTTCTAGTGTAATCATAATAATAATCAGAGTGTTTAACTTCATTCATTAGATGGTCAAAGGCTACAGTATATGTGTCACCACTATCTGCTTCCTCATCAGGAACCTCTGGTGGCCAAGGTGAACCAGGAGTCCACTCAAAACCTCCACTCTTTTCAATCCAATCTAAATCTTTATCTTTAGACATAGTACTCTTTATACCTTATCAGTATATCAAGAATGTGTTGTTGAGTCAAGTAGGTTCTCTAATAAACCAACCAGTAGCAATGTATTTGTCAATATTGCCTGTCAAAAATCCTCCCCTATGAACATGAGTGTATGATGCTGGCCATAAAACAATAGTACCTGCTTCTGGTTGTAAGGTTAATTTTTGATGTAAGAAATCTGTACCTCCACCACTTTGAGAAGGAACAGTATTCAGATAAACCATCCATGCAAGAACTCTATCTCTATAAAGAAACTGACCATTCTCACAATGCCACTGATGATATCCTCCACCTGCTTTAGTTTTTTGAACTTTAGTAGTCCAAGTAGAAACAGGATCATTATTTTGAAGTATTCCAGAGTATAATGAAGTGTATTGCTCAAATGCTTTTTTAACAAAACCATTAAGAGTTTGATACAGATCTAAGTCTACTACTTCTAAACAAAGTTGAGTATCACTTCTAGAGAAATTGCCATCTTTAAATTGATTTTCACCATCTTTAAATGCTTCTGCAATAAACTCTCTCTGACCTTCCCATAAATTAAAGGATTGAATAACTGCCTCACATACATTGAGAGGCAGTTCTTTTTCAAAAATTCCTATGTGATCAATTATCTTCATTTGGCATCTCAAAGTCAGCATCAACCTTATCATACAATTCTAAGAATGATTGCTTGGTCTCATCATCAAATCTGTTTACACAAACTTGAATTGCTTTTGCTTTATTGTTGAATATAGAGTAAGCACGAACTATGTGAACTAGTCTTCTTGTACTGATGATATCCTCAACACCACCATCATAGAATGTCTTACGAATGATGTCACCCCAATCAACAAGTCTCTTACAGAAATCAGCATCATCAACACCAAGATTCTTAGCAACTGCTGTCAGTATCTTGTTCTCAACAGCAGGTGCTGGATACTCTTGCTCAAAGGTTACTGGGAATCTCTCAAGGAATGCTTCATTAAGAACATTAGTTCCAATGAATCTACCATCATCTGATCCTTTACCTTTAGTGTTTGCAGTTGCAATGATGTTGAATCCATTTGCTGGTTTGATAAACTTACCAATCTTCTTAAGGAAAACTCCTTTACCCTCAAGTATAGATTGAAGACATAGTATCTTGTTTGAAGCAAGGTCAATCTCATCAAGAAGTAAGATAGCACCTCTGTTAAGTGCTTCAATAACAGGACCATTGTGCCAAACTGTAGCACCATTGACTAAACGAAATCCACCAATCAAATCATCTTCATCTGTTTCAATAGTGATGTTTACTCTGATAAGTTCTCTCTTTAACTGTGCACATGCTTGCTCTACACCAAATGTCTTACCATTACCTGATAGTCCAGTGATAAATGTAGGATAGAATATCTTGGATGAAATTATCTTCTTAATATCAGTGAAAGGACCAAACTTAACAAAAGTATTATCTGTATCTGGAACTAGATTCTGTTCTGACTGTGGAACTACAGCAGGTGCTTCATATGCTTTCTCTATACTCTTAACTGCTTTAGGAGTAACTTTAAGATTCCACTTTCCCTTACCAACTTTATACTGTTTAATCTTTCCTGTAACAGTTGAATAACCAATGTCATTCATAGCACAAAATGCTCTGACATCAGCAGCAGTGAACTCTGTGCCATAGTTGGATTTTAAACCATCAAATGCTTGTTTTTCTGTCATTTTAATCTCAAAGGGAGTAGTCATAATCAAATCATTTATCTATACCCTTATTATACTTGTATGTATATACTAATCTACATTTAATGTGCCACTTTTTTATCTGGTTTCATCTGGTATATGAAGATGTAAGATATCCCATGTATGTTCATAACTATGAACATGATATGTAAATCCTAATTTCTTAGTCCTTATAAGATTTGCTAGAGGAAAATCATTTTGTCCCTCTGCCATCATATCTCCATAGAAATATATAAAATCATCTTTATCAAAATCTCTTAATATCTGTCCTTTGTTTCTACCTAATGGAGAAATATCCAAACCAGTTTGACCACCAACTTGTACTTCTAAATCAGGAAATCTTTCTTTTATTTTTCTTGCTATATTTTTTCTTTCATCATGTTTTCTATCCCATTTGACATATTCATCTCTCTCCTCTAATACAACTCCTTGACCTCTACCTAAGATACTAAAATTAATTCCACCAGGTCTTCTTTCTATATGTGTTCCAGTTCTAACTGGAAACTTACTATGATGCAATTCATCCATTAAAAATTCTTCTACATCACTAGGTATCTCCCATTCATCTCTGTAGACATTTATATCTCCCTCATAGACATCACTGCCAGAACAGTTATAAACTCTCTTTGCTTTTTGGAATAATTTATCTCCTATTTGTTCTATAGTTTTTTCTCTATTACTACCTGTGACAAGATAGACATCTTCTTTATCAGAAAAGTCAAGCATATATCTTTCAAAATCATGATCAATTTGTTGTCTAGCAGGTGTCAATGTTCCATCAACATCAAAAATATATTTGTTATTCATTTTTTTGGATATAGTTTAGATATTTTTTCTTGCCTTTTTCTTTCCTTTTCTTTCTTATCATCAAACCAATTCACTGGCCAACGATTGATTTTCAAAGCATCTCTAAAAGGTTTTTTCTTAGGCAGTTTGAGTTTCATTTTTTATACTTTTTTATGCTCTCTTCCCAATCTGCTAGACTTGATTGACATTGACCCTCATTCTCTTTTGGATCTAGTTTATCATATCCTTTTATTTTTTTCCACTCATTATACAATGCACCTAATACCCATGCTTGAGATAATTGTTTAGGTCCATTCTCTAACAGTTCAAGATAACGCTTGTTACTTGTATACTGTTTGTATTCTTCTCTCCAATTGGAGTCATCATAAAGTGGTGTTGTCATTTGCTGTAACTAAAAATTTTTCCTTTGATTTGAGATTGACCCTCTGGGTTTTTCTTTTGTGGACTGAATTTTCCTACTCCTACTCCTTTTGTTTTTGGTCCTAAACCTTTTTTCCTTGTTGCATGTAGTGTACCACTTTTTTTAGTTTGTGTCAATACTGAATCCTGTCCATACTTTTTACCTAACTTCTTGACTTCTTTCTTAAACTTTCTCTTACCCATTTTTCCTCTATCTATTACAAAACTTTTTTCTTTTACTTTTCTTTCCTCACCAGTATTCTCATCTTTCTCAATATATGATCCTTTTACTTTAGTAGGACCTCTACCAAATTTACTACGAATATCCTTTTGTAACTGCTGTGATCTTGCTTGATTTTCTTTTCTTGAAAGGTTGCCACGATCTGCTGAAATGGCTGCTACACCTTTCTTTTGAGATTTGCTTTGTATCCTAGAGAGACTACTTTCTTGAATGTCTTCTATAAATTTCTTGTATGTTTTCATTGGTTAAGCACCATTAAAAAAGAGTAATTGGGAGAGCATGCTCGCCTTAAAACTGTCTC